AAACTTAACCAAAGAAAAACCAACCCAACAAGCACTTGCTGATGTGTTAGGGGTGGGACAAACTGCTATTGCAGGAAGGGCAAGAAGAAATACTGAATTTTCAGACGATGAAATAAAAATGCTTGAAAAAAGTTTTAATGTGATATTCCCATTACCGGATAGTGATAAAATTAAAATCGACTATTACCCGGATGTCTTAGTTTCCTGCGGCAATGGTATTTATTTCCTTGGAGAAACTAAAGAACAAATGACAGTGCCGAAAAAACTTATTAAAGGTTATTCGGATAGCTATAAATATGTGATTGTAACCGCATTCTCTGACAGTATGCAACCGGAAATCAAACCAAATGATTTATTAATTGTAAGAATGATTGAAATGGAAAATATAATTGATAATCATATTTATATTTTTTGTCACGATGAAAAGCTTTATTGTAAGTATTTAAGTGATAATGTCGGGCAGGTTATTATAAAAAGTGCAAACCATGAATATCCTACTAGATATCTTGAAAAGGAACAATTAGAAGATTTTAGGCTAGTTGGCGAGGTTTGCGGTATATTTAGGAATGTAGCATAGTTGAAGGGGTTATTTATGAAAAAAATTATTTGTTTTTTGATGTTCATTAGTTTGATATTACCTGTTTATGGTGGAGAACTACAGAATAAATTTGATGCAGAATATAATTTAAAAAATAATATTGATATTAAAGATTATGAGGGAATTGATTATAAATATTTACTAAAAGAAGATTATAATATGTATGCATCTTCTAAAGGCGGTAGTATATATGGAGTTCTACAAAAAATAAAAGAAGATATAAATGGGGGCAAAATTTCAAATCCTGAAAAAAATATGGAATATATTCAAATTATGGAATACGCAATAAATGGCGTTTTAGAAAATAACAGGAAACTAGATTTTATTGATGTTTCTGATGAAGATTTTAAGAGGTTAAACACTGAAGTTAAAAATCTTCTTTGTTTTTATAATAATATAGCAGAAGAAAAAAGACAAAATAAAATAGTATTGCCACCTGACAAAACAAAAAAAGAAAAGTTCAAAAACGGTTCAAAAAAAGTACTTAAATGGGGATTAGAAACGATTACAGGGTTGAATTTATCTTATGATCCAATACAGCATGAAACAGCACAACAAACGATTCAAAGACAGCAACTTGAACAATTAGAAAAAGAAAAAGGTATTAAAGAAACAATAGAAAATGCACAAAAGAAGGCTTTAAAAACGGCTAGACTTACTTTAATTGAACCTTATTTTGAATATAATGATAAAAAATATGTATATGAAGATAAAGAAGGTTATACAAATATAAATACATATCTAGGTGGAATATATGAAAAATCCGATAATATGATGAATGAATATTCAGCGCATCCGGATAATATAAAAAGAAATTTAGGCATAATTGAAGAATTGGCAAAAGAGAAGGTTATGTATTCCCAAATGCTAAAAATTGTAAATGATTGTATTGATAGTGCTTATGAAACATACCGTAAATCCTTACAATTACAGAATGAACAATTAAAATTTAAACCGTGGGAGTTAAAAGAGTTATCCCTAGATGATTTTCTTGAAAAGGTTTCAGATGAAAAGGTATCAAACCGTATTATTGGATTGCAAGGTTCTTTAGAGCATTCAATAGAAGCATGTGATGAGGAAGCATTAGAAATAAGTGAATACAGCTATGAATACGAAAAGAAAAAATATAATGATTGGGCAAAACGTAATAATAAAAAAGTTATAAAAGGTGCACTTGAGCAATTTGTTTATTATGCTTATAATACTCCACAAAATGGGCTTTATACACATAATCCTCGCAAGAATTTTTATTTAAAAGTGTTACAATCTGTGCCGGGTGGTATTATTTTAACGGGAAGTTATTCTATTGGAACATATAATGTAAATCCGATTTTTTTACAAACATCTAAAAAATTTGCAGATGGACAAATAATCTTAGAGCCTATTGTGGCAGAATTTAAAGGATATTTCGATTATACAACAGTTTTAGGAGCTAAAAAAAGAATTTTAAAATTTTATAGATATGGAGAAAACGAAATAAAAAACACTTTTAATATTCCAGGGCAACCATTTTATTTTTATTCCCCTAATAATTTTTAAATAATTTTTATAACATAAATACACCCTCACGGGTGTATTTTTTTGTCATTTCTTTGACAGATGTGGGGATATTGGACGTCCTCCCCCACATTGCCGGGACTGGCTCAAGTCCAGTTATGCCCTTTGGGTTTATTATAACATAAAATTTAAATTGGGGATAAAATTGGGGATAAAATTGGGGATAAAATATTTAAATTGGGGATAAAATTACACAGAAAATTTTTTGTGTTACCTTTGGGGGGTTAAAAAAATTTAAAACCCCTTGACAACGTTTAAAACATCGTTTATAATGTTTATAGCCTTGAGGCCTCGAGTTTGGTTATAAATGGCAAATGTCGTATCAAGCTGAAAGCCTCTACTTTAAATAGTAAAAGGCTTGTTTCGTGATGTGTTTTTGAGAGGGTTATATTTATGATAGAGTGTTGTAATCACTTGTTTAAAGGTGATTTTTCTTATGTGTTGTTTTCGACTGATTATTTTTACCGTAGAATAGAATATGGGATTTGCCCTAATCCTGATTGCGGTATTGCCAAATTTAAAGATTTTAAAATTCTTTATGATGGTACGGAACTTTGTAAAATCTACACCGGCAAAAAAGCCCACGAAAAATATATTTACTGGAAGAATTATCTTGAAAATGTTAAAAACGGTTCTAAAGGTAATCAAAATGTTTATTACGGTGATTTTAAAAAGACTAATGAAAAAGATAAAAACGGTAATACAATATATTTACAACTTCGAAAAAATTTTAACAACCAATCAGAAGTTATAGGTAAAATTTTGACAACTGTTTACAATTAAATTTGAGATTTTGGATTTTGTTTATCTCCCTTTATATAAGGGAGTTTTTATTAAGGTTTTAAATGGCTAATTATAGAAATAGAAATATACCTTGGAAAGAAATTGAGGAAAAATACCTTATTGGTATTCAGCCTCAAGATTTAGCTCAAGAATATAATGTGTCATGTAGCACGATAAGAAGTCATGCTTGTAAGCAAAAATGGAGCGTAAATAAGCAACAAATAAGCAATCAAGTGCTACAAAGCGTTACACAGAACCTTGAGGCTAGAGTAACAAATCTAGCAAATAAGGCTTTAACAACTTGTGAAACGGTTCTTGATGATCCAGGAGCTAAATATCAGGATAAATTAACGGCTTCAAAAATAATTATCGATTGTAGCGGTTTAAAAAAGGATAAAAAAGAATTATCCGGGAGTGTGGGAGTTCAGAAAGTCTTTGTTACTCCAGAAATGCAAGAAGCAACTTTAGAACATATTAAACAGGTTATAAATGACCAATGAAACACTTGATAAGCAATATACAGGTAAATTATTATTAGATTTAGGGTTTGAAACTTGGTTTAAATACCTTTTTAGGGTTATTGAAGGTACACCTTTTATTATAGAACCTATTCATAGCGGGTTATTAAACTACTTTGAAAAGGTTTATAACGGTAATGTAACACGTTTGAATATAAACGTACCGCCACGAAGTGGAAAAACCACACTCGCTAAGTATTTTCTTGTGTTTTGTTTGACCTTGAACCCAAAATCAAACATTATTTATACCTCATATTCGCAAAGTTTATTATCCGACATTGCTTTAAGCGTTCGTGCAATAATGGAACATCCAATATATAAAGCGATGTATCCAACATCTAATCAGTTTGAAGAGGAAATAACAAAGCCTATAGATGATTTTTGGGCGGAATACCTAAAAAAAGAAAACGGTAAAATGACGTTTTCAACTAAGAAAATTGTAACTGCTCAAGGTGGTGTTTGTTTATTTGCTTCTATCGGTTCGCAGATTACCGGTTATGGTGCAGGTTTGAGGAATGCTAAAAAGTTTAGCGGTTTTCTTTGTATAGATGATCCGAACAAACCCGCTGATATTTATTCAGATGTTTTAAGAAATAAAGTTATTCAATATTTTTCAGGCACGCTATTAAGCAGACTTAATAACTCAAATGTACCAATTATAAACATTCAACAACGTTTACACGTTCAAGATTTAAGTGCGATTTTGATTGAAAAATATCATTTCGAAACTCTTAAACGCCCTTTAATTATTGATGGTGTTTGTCAATTACCTAAACAATATTCTAAAGAACGTATTGAGGAAATTAAACTTGATGAATTAACGTTTTTGGCACAGTATCAACAAGAACCAACAGAATGGATAAACGACGCTTTTAAAGGTGTTCAATATGCCACAGATGAAGAAACAAAGCTGATATACAACGGAATATCACACGTTGATAAAGGGTTTGACGGTTCTGACGGTACCGCCTTCACAATAGGGAATGAAAAAAACGGTACGATTTATCTTTTCGGTAAATTATGGGCTAATAAACATGTTGATGATTGTTTAACTGAAATGACAATGTACCGCCAACAATTCTATGCCGGCACTAATTACACCGAAAAGAACGATGATAAAGGCTATATGGGTAGAAATTATCCTAATACTGCTATTTATCAAGAAACAATGAATAAGCATTTAAAAATAATGACTTATTTATACCCAAATTGGAAACGAATTAAATTTATTAAAGGAACGGATGAAGCTTATATTAGGCAGGTTCAAGGGTATAGCGAAAAAGCAAACCATGATGATGCTCCCGATAGTGCAAGTTCTCTTATCCGTTTATTAGTGAATCGTACAAAAGTAGTAGGTAAAAGGCTTTTTTAATGCTATTTAAAGATTTAAACTTATACATAAATGAAAAAAATATTGTTACTATTCAACCTTACTTTAACTCAAGTGGTGCTTACGGTTTGAATATTAACGGTATAAATTACGAGTTCGGCAGATGTCAACCAACAAAAAACCTTCAAACAGTTAAACTAGGACAAATGAAAGCGTATCAAACGCAAATAATTAAGGCTATTAACAAAAATGATTGATTTATTTTCCATAAAACTAAACGGACAATATGATGAAATTGGAGCAACCCCTACAATATCAGAGGGGTTATTCTTATGCGATACAACGAGCGAAAATTATACAAGGGGTTATTCATATCAAGTAACTACAGAAAATGAAAATACAACCGTTTCTCGCATTGATAACGTGACCGATTATAAAATTCAACAGTCTATTTATCCGACGATACAAAATACTTGCGAATGGCTTAATAACTGGTTTACAATCAAAAGAAATTACGAGGACTTTTTCAGAGGTAATATTTACGGTGCTGGCGGTGCTTGGCATGAGCTTGCTCAATTCCCAAATGATGGGGATTTATGCAAAATAAGAATTACCGATGATTGGAATTACATATCAACTTACAATATTTTCTTTGTATCTTATGTAAACGTTAACAACGGGGTTGTAACTGCTAATAACCCTAAATTTAAAGAAGGTACAACTTACTTTTATTACATTATGAATTTGCCTCAAGACGTTGAAAAAGCTATTTCTTCAATGATTTATTACGATTTTTACATTCGTGAAACCGTAAACGATTTAAAAAGCGAAAATATCGGCAATTATTCATATACTAAAGAAGATGTTTACATAGGTTCTTTAGCTTATCCGAAAGAGCTTATTTCAGGTTTAGAAGCTTGTTACCGTAAAGTTAGGTTTATTCAATGATTGATAGATATTATCACAAAATCAATATATTACGCTATGATAAAGGCGGTTTTGGCGTTCCTTCCGGTTATAAAGTTGTTGGAAGTTTTAACGGTTTAGTTCAAGCTCCATCTAATTCAAACACATTTAATAACGGTAAAGACACCTCAAGTGTTGCAGGGGTTTTATTTTGCCCTATTACAGTTAAGTTTGAAAGTAAAGATATTATTGAAGATAACGGCATTAAATACATTATATCCGGGCAAAATACACAACCTAACGGAGTAACCGGAATTAAACCACAACGAGGGCAACACGCAGAATATAGGCTTGAATGGACACAAGAGGGGATTTAATGTCAACACAAGAAAGAATGAATTTTGTAAAATATACTAATTTTAAATTATTTGGTAAGGTGTTTTTTACAAAAGAAGAAATTTATACAGAGGTTTCAAGTGAAGGTGAACCTTTTAGAATTGTGGTAAATCAAGATTATTTCAATAAGGAATTTGATATTGGCAAGAACGAAAGTAACGATAAAAAGTCCTAACTTTGGCAACCTTAAAAAAGCGGTGCAAGATTTAACGGTTAAAGCAGGGCTTAAAATCGAAGAAACCGCAAAAGAATCCGCCCCGGTTGATAGTGGGAATTACCAAAGTGAAATTAATTACGACGGTGCAAATGAAGTAATTGCAAGAGCAAAATATTCCGCCGCTATTGAATACGGTTTTGATAATTACGAGGAAAACGTAAAAGAACATCAAAGGGTTATTACACAGGCATTCGGCAAGAAAATAAACCCTGTTATTGCTGATGTTAAGGCACATTCAAGAACAATGAACAGAAAGCCAAATCCTGTAATGCGGAATGCGGCGGCTAAAGTCCAAAAAGAAATCCCGCAAATATGGCATGAAGTGCAAAAAGAAAACGGTTTATAATGTTTGAGCAAGAATTATTTAATTACATATCTAATAATTTTGTTGTTGAAGGGTTTACTTTAGGTTTTGGTTTTGGGGAAGTTCCCGAAACGCAAAAAGCCCCGTATATTGTTATGTATCCGCTTAATAATGACGGTACAAGGCAAGTATTATGCGATAATGACGATTACACAGACGGCAGAACATCAATACAATTCAGCATTTATGATGTTGATTATTCAAATGCTTGTTATATCGGCAGGAAATTAGATATTTTTCTTGCTAATCTCAAATATTTACCTAATTATAGGATTTTACTTAATAATAACGAGGTTATAAGAGGGTTTAATAACGTTAATAACGGTTTAACACTTGAAACAGTTACAAGATTATTTACATATACAACATATTCATCAACATAAGGAGATTTTTAATTATGACAGAAAAGAAAAGACTAATCGGCAGAGATGGGAAAGTTTATCAAGCTCAAAAAGGAGCTGTTATTACTGGAAACGGCACAACTGCTCTAACTAAAGGAGAATTTTATATCCCGGTTGCTATCGGTTCAACAACTGGTTTCCCGGATGGGGTTCAAGTTGGTTGTCCGTTCGTAGGTGATGGGGCTTCTATTCCTACATCAGGGGATAAATACTTAGCTTTAACACTTAAATCACAATGCGATATTACAAGCGCAGAAGTTGAATTTGAAAAAGACGAAATCGACATTACAACTTTATGCGATAATATCCGCAAATATGCAAGCGGTTTTTCTGATGCAACAGGAACTCTTGAAGGAATTACAACACTTGATTTATCAGAACCGATGATTGCAAAATTTGTAACAGTTCAAAAACAAGATAATCTAGGTGCTATTACAACAATTGCACAAAATGATGATCCTTTAGTTGTAGTTATCGAGCTTAACAAAATAGATAATTCAGATGCTGACAGAGCGTTATTTTTTGCTCCTGTAACTCTTAACGGTTATACTTTGGGAGTAAATATCGATGATGCTCAAACATTTAGTTCAGGGTTCAGAATTGCACAAGATAACGATATTAAACCAATTCTTGTAGAAGCTGATAAAGCTTTATTTACTACCGGTAGTTCAACATAAGAGGTAATTAATGAAAATTCAAATTGCTCAAAATAATGAATTTATTGAGGTTATTCCATCAATCTATAAAGATATGGAAAAACCCCCAAAATTCATATTTAAAAGCCCAAATTCTCAAGACTGTTTAAACTTCATGTTTGGCGGTAACAATATATTTGAAGCGGTTTGTAACTGTTTTATAGGCTTTGAAAACAAAATTGAACTTTATAACGGTGATAAACCTATTGAATATAATACATATAGAGAATTTATAAATGTAGGGGTATCAGGTGATATTGCGTTAATACATAACGAATGTATGAATGCGGTTGCTAATAGGTTAACAACCATGATAAACGAGGCACACCTAACCGAAAAAAAGTCGCAATTGCCTACGAACTCTACCAAAAAGGGGCAAGAGGAACAAACGACTACCCAAAAAGATACAGACACAAAAAAACAATAGCAGGAACACCAAAAAACCCGATTGCTATTGGCACATACGAAAACCTTTATAAATGCCTGGATGATGAATTTTTTCGGATTTTAGGCATTTATTCATGGTTTAAAACAGGGTTATTAAAGGTTGAAATTTCCGACTTGCCTTACAAGTACGCAATAGGGCTAAAGTATTTGATTGATTATAACGAAGCACAAAGATTAAGGATTATTTAATGGCTAATTCTGATGGACAAGTACGCATAGAAGTTGTTTCAAATTTTGATGAAGTGGCTAAAAGTGCGGACAATTGTGAGAAAAAAGTAAATAATTTCAATGTTTCAGGATTAGAAAATAGCTTTAATGCACTTGATAAGTCCTTGAATGACCTATCCGCTCAATTTGCGAACTTTACAAGACCTGTACAACAAGATGATAGTGCATTAAAAGAGCTTGAAAACACCGTTAAGGCTCAATATGAGCAAATAGAAAAGTTACAACAAGGTTATAACGATTTAGCAGGGCAATTAAATGCCTTAAAAAATCCTATAGATGAAAATGCTAAAAAATTAAATAATCTAGGGCAATCATATAATACCGCTTTTCTTGCTCAAGAAAAACTTTTTAGAGCTACAAACGTTACTAAAAGTTTTCACGATACATCAAGTGCGGTAGGTGAAGCAGTTCAAAGAATGAAAGAGCTTGCTTATCAAGGAAATACGAACAGTCAAGAATTTAAAAACTTAACTCAATATGTAAATGAAGCTAATGCAAAAATCAAAGAAGCTAATAGCGTTGTAGACAAAGCGACCGGGGGTTTTGCCAACCAATCAAACGGAATGCAAAGCCTTATTAATATGGGTAAAACCTTAATCGGTGGTTATGTTGGCATTCAAGGGGCAATAAAAGCGTTTAATTTCTCTATGGAGAGTGTTGAGGCTTACAGAACACAAGAAAGAGCAATCAATAGCCTTAATATATCTTTGAAAAATGCCGGTGTGTATACTGATGAATACTCTACACACTTACAACAATTAGCAAGCGATATACAGAGTTATTCTAACTACGGAGATGAGGCAATAATAAAAGCTCAAGCAGTTGCACAAGCTTTTATGGGAGCTGTTCCTATAACTGATGAATTGACAAAGGCGGTTGTTGATTTTGCGGCGGCAATGGATATGGATTTAGAACAAGCATTTACGCTTGTTTCAAAGTCTATCGGTTCAAATACAAACGCTTTAAGCCGTTATGGTGTTGAACTTGGTAAAGGTATGACCGAAAGTGAGAAAATGTCGGCTATTGTTAAGCAATTAGGCGATAGATACAAAGGTCAAGCCGCTCAAATGGCAGATGCTAACACTCAACTTAAAAATTCTATCGGTGATTTAAAAGAAGCTTTTGGTAGTGCCTTGAATGGTTATGTTTCGAATTGGCAAAACGGTATGCGTTCAATGGTACAAGCTACCACAAAATTTATAAACTCCATTCGTGTAATGCGTTCTGATCTTGCAGGCTTAAACATGCAAGAACTCACGACACGCTACCAAAAGAATGCCGAAGTGATTGCAAGAATGGAAGGTCAAAACGCATATAGTAAAGGCGGAGGCTTGCAAATGAAAACTGCAAGAATGGCAGACCAAAAAGCTATTCTTTATCAAATGAAGGCACTTAGAGACCAGGCAAAAAGCACGCCAAAAGTAACCCCAATTAAAATTTCAGATGTTGGGGGCGGTGGTGTTTCCAGCGGTGGTGGTAGCCGTGGCGGTCATTCTTCCGGCGGTGGTGCAACTGCTAAAAGTGCAGGAACCATAAAAGATGCCTTTGAACAAGCTCAACAGCAAGCACAACAGGCTGAAAAAGCGTTTAAATTAGCTTTATATCAATCAGGGGGGAATATTACCCCTAATGTGTTAGCCGCAAAACAGAAATTTGAAGAAACAAAAACAACGGTGGAAAACGTTCAAAAAGCGTTTGATAATATGACAGCTTCAAGCAAGTCTAATTTTGAACAACTTAATTATAACTTACAACAATCAAGAGAAAAATTACAAGAGCTTGCAAGTGCTGATGTTGTTGACCTTGAAGCGGTACGTCAAGCACAATTAGAATACCAAAAATGGCAAGAACAACTAACAACAGTTAATTCATATTTTGAAAAACCAAAAACAAGAGTACAAGAACTTAATACAGAAATTCAGAAAACTACTGAATTATTACAACAGTTATATTTTGAAAAGGGGGTTAATAGCGAAGAGTTTATAAATGCTAAAAACCAACTAAAAGAATATCAAGTAGAATTACAAAATATGAATACTGCTATTAGTAGTAATATTGGGCTTGATTGGCAAAATATATCAAATTCTATACGCTCAAACCTTACAAGTGCGTTAACAACCCCTTTACAACAGGGTGAAAGTGCTTTCCAACGTTTAGGAACAATCGGCTTGAATGTTGTTCAAATGGTAGGGCAAGCAATAATTAAAAACTTACTTGAACAAATTAGCCTAGAAAAAACTTTACAAGCTATTAAAGCGGCAAGCAAAGCCTTTGGTTCTATCTTTGGTTTTGGAGGTGGTGCAACCGCAATTGCAGGAGTTGCAGCCGCCAACGGTCAAGTTTTTCAAAATGGAAATGTTATTCCTTTCGCTAAAGGTGGAGTAGTTGATAAACCTACAATATTTCCTATGGCTAATGGTGGAACTGGTTTAATGGGAGAAGCCGGAGCGGAAGCGGTTATGCCTTTACGCAGAATGTCAAACGGCAGACTTGGTGTTGAGGCAGAAAATACAAGCGGAAACGGTAATTCTACCGCCGTTAATGTTAATATTTATAACCAATCAGGGGCAAGCGTTGAAACACGCAGAAGAGACGATGGTTCGATGGATGTATTCATCCGTAAAGTAAATGAAGCTTTGGCTTCTGAACGTACTTCAAGCGGTTTCAGGAGTGCTTATTCTCGTGAAGATACAAAAGGAGTTCAAGCGGTTTAATGATAAAATGGAAATGGGGAAACCCTTTAATAGATGGATTTAGTAATAAACCGCAAAAGGGCTTTAGTGAGTTAACACCTGATGCCGGAATTCCTTTTAGGCGGTTACGATTTAGCGATATTCAAGACTTAGCAACTTGTAATTTTATTCTTGATAGAACGGATTACATTCGCTTTATGAGTTGGTATAAGTACGAATTAAGACAAGGAACATTACCGTTCCAAATATTTGATTGCCGTTATGGGATAGAACGCACAGCTAGACTTATTGATGATGTACCGCAATATGATCCTAATTCAAATTATTATAATCTAAGTTTAGCTATTGCTTTTGAGTCAAGTGTTGAAACTTTTGATTGGTTTCTTGTTGTTAATGAAAATGATCCGTTGATAGTAAATGACAATGATTATTTACTTGCAGGGGTTGAATTAAGGTTATAATGGCACAAAGATATTTTGAACTCGATAAAAACAGTTTTTCACGATATTTAGGGCGTGGTATAAGTCTTTGTATTGAATTATCGCATAGTTTATGGGATGAAACATACTATTTGATAAACGATACAAAGCCCCTTGAACTCGATGGGGTTACTTATCTGCCATTTCCTTTCGATATTGTTTTACCCTCCCAAACAGAGAAACAAGGAACTCAAATTGTAATATCTAATGTGCAGAATTTAGCCGCTAATCTTATTCAACAGACGGTTAACAGTAACGAAAACATAACATTGCAATTATACGTTGTAAACCGTGAAATGGAAATAGCTGAAAAATTTGATAAAGGCTTATTTGAGATATTTTCTCCACAAATAACCAACGATACAATAAGTGCAACGATAAACTTAAGGCATAGTTTTAATATAAATTGCGGTTCTATGAGATACAATAAGCAATTATTCCCAAATTTGTTTTTATAGAGGTTATAAACGTTATGAACTATTTAAAATACTTCCAAAACGACAGATACAAAAAGGGAGAAAATGATTGTTGGACTTTTGTGCAAGATATTTTTTCAGATGAAAAAGGGATTATGCTTCCTGATTGTCCCATAATGACAGATTACAGCCCATTTGAGAGCAAATTAAAATCTAATTTAAAATATATTGTTCTTGAAAAAGCAAAAGAAGGATGTTTAATACATTTCAGAAATGGAAAAATTGAGCATATCGGCTACGCTATAAACGATAAACAATATATTCACAAGACGTTTTCAAGGGTTGAGGTTTCAAACATCCCCAAAAACGCTATAATTTACGAGGTTCAAGGGAATAAAGCATAATGATTAAAATAGTTCATAGATGTATGACAGATAGTAAATTATCCTTTAAAAAATGGGATAATCATTTAGCTTTATTTCACTTAAAAGAGTTTAAAAACGCTAAAGAAGTATATTTAAACGGAAAACCGCTTAAATGGTATCATATATTTAAAAAAGGTGATTTAATTGAGATTATAGATAAGCCGGAAGGTATTATTGCCGCTTTGGGTGCAATTGGTGCAGCTATTTTAAGTTCTGTAGGTGTTACGGCAGCGGCAACATCGACAGTCGCAATTGTGACCGGGCTTGTGGCTTCAACTTTAGCTTCTGCGGCTTTAAGTTTTGGGGTGTCTTTTTTAAGCCGTGCCCTATCTGGTAGAGCAGGGGCGGGGGCTTCTACAACTCAAAGGAAAGAATATTCCTCAACTACTCAACCTGAATTGAAAGGGGCTAGTAATGATATATCGGATGACATTGTTCCGGTTGTATTTGGACGAACTCAACAAACTCCTTCTTATGCTCAAACCCCTTACAGATTAGTTCAAGACGGTTCAAGCACGAACAAATACAGACAATATTTTATTGCTAATTATAATAATGTTGTATATTCTGATTTTAAACTTGGAGAAACAAGTGTAAATGAATATTCAATTGATTATTTAGATATTCAACAAGTAAGCGGAAGTAATAATTTTATCGGTTATGAAAACTGTAAAGCAATAAGCGTTGATGAAGAATTATCATATAATGCCGATGAAACAATAAATCAATCATCTAATTATAGTTATAATGTATCTGTAACCGCTAATAGTCTTACTTTAGGTTATCAGATTAAATTTACTAATGTAAATATAAGTAGATTTGCTTCTAAAGGGTTTCAAACAATTGTAACCATTCAAAAAGAAGTTTCAGGTGTTACAGTAACTGCGACTTTAGAGAATGAATTTACTGTAACCGCTAATCAGTTGACACAAAGCGGCAATGATTATATTTATAATGGTTCTTATACTTGGAGCAATGGCGGTAATGCTTTATTAGATTATATTGTTTCTGTTCAAATTGCTCCAACTACACAAACAAGGGGTAATAAAACAGAAATAAGTAATGAATTGGATGTTATTTTAGTTTCTGAGAGTGTAACAGCTGGAACGTATTCAAACAGT